TTTAATAATGGTTCACCACCAATAACAGATGCTCTACCAAGATCTATTCTTGGTAAGATTGTTTTTATATCTCTTATTAAATCGTCAGTATCTATCTTACTACTTGGATGAAAGTAGTTACTAAAATGATTACAACCTTTACACTGTAAAGTACATCCAATCGCTGTACTTATGTCAAGTATTTCTAATCTTGGTGTCATAATGTACAAGATATGCAGCACCTATAGATGTGCCACCGTCATGTGCTACTGGTACAGTATATAGTTTTACATGTTTAGGTAAACTTTTACGCAACTTATAGTTAGCAACACAGTTTAGCATACATCCACCAGACAAAATAATATTAGTACAACCTGTCAATTTTCTTGCATCATCGACTAATAATTTCAATCTAGTTTCCCAAAGTGTTTGTATCTCATGAGAATTACCTTTACCATAAGCAGATAACCCCATAACTTTCCCTGCTTCTCTATGATCCCATCCATGTTCTATAGCAGTCAACTCAAACAGTCTACCAAAACCTTGACTTTCTGGTTCATATAACCTCTTCTGCACACGTAGAAATTCATTATGACTTATATGATATATACTTTCAATTTCCTTATCAGAACCAAGACCATCAACAACAACACAAACTGCTTCTAAAAAATGTGAACTATAATATCCTACAGATGCATGTGTAAGGTGATGGAGCTTTGTAAAGTCATGTATAGGTACATCAGGATACATCCTAGATATTTTTGCCTTTGCTAGAGAAGTATATAATGGTTTCTCATTTCCTTTTCTCCCAATACCATAGTCGCAATCTGCTAGTGCTATAGCATCAGGTTTAGAAACCATATCAAATATCTTATGCACCTGAAAGTCATACTTCTCTCTTGTTATTCTTTCTACCTCAAGATATAATTCTATCTGCCCATTATTAAGCATACAAATAGAACCATGTTCTGCCAAATTTATTCCAAGTATTTTCATAAAAACCTATACGTCAAAAAATTTGCCGAGTTTTTTTTCCCAGTTTCTGTAATCATAAAGTCGATTTTACCCTGAGTTTAGCAACCTCTGGAAAATAAAGAGCATCGATGTCACTGTTCTCAAAACATTTGATCGCATCCTCTGGTGTCTCTACCAATGGATCACCTGCCATATTAAATGAGGTATTGAATAGCAAAGGTACTCCTGTTATCTGACAGAATGCATCAATCAATCTATAGTAATGTTCATTCTGATCTATAGTTACTGTCTGTATCCTACAAGTATGATCTACATGTAGTACAGCAGGTATCTTATCCCAAGTAGGTTCTAGTGCATCAACTGCATACATCATGTGTGGTGACTCTTCTAGTCCTGCCATGTCAAACCAGTCATGTACATGAGATAACTTGATGCTTGCTGCAAAGGGTCTGAATGCCTCCCTATGCTTGATCTTATTGATTCTATCCTTTCCATCAGGATCCCTAGGATCGTACAGTATAGACCTGTTACCGAGTGCTCTTGGTCCTGCTTCTGATCTACCTTGAAATATCGCTACAACTTTTCTCTGTTCTAATAACTTTGCAACTTCCATAGAAGGTACAGTATCACCTTCTATATGTGATAGGTCATACTTAGGTCCGAGGTAAAGTGTTTTCATAACCAATTTGGTTTTCTGGATGGGTCACGTAAATAATTAGATGCAGCCCAAGGTTTGCTGCCAATGTAATTTTGGTAAGCAGTAAAAGTGTCAATGCTTGTGTCATGTTTATACTCATCAGGCATAGCACGAGTAAAAGACTTGGGTGTGGTTGGTTTACGAAGAGGAATAATACTTGCTGCTTCTTCTATAGTTTGCTGACAACTATGCACCTTACCATATCTATGCGTATACTCTGCACACAATGCTAGACCATGAGTAAGTAACCACCATGTATTAGTCAGTGATTCATTTGCCCAGATAGTACAAGGATGATTACGGAATGCACCTTTCTCTGTCTTGTATGGTTCGCCATTGGTACGATGCAGTTGACCGTAACCATGACCCCACTTGTCAGAGCATACGATAGATAACATTTGACATGTTTCTAATGGCATCTTGACAACATGCTTATCAGGTAAGCATTGAGCAGACGTATAGGGTGATGGATCAGTTACGAAGATGTTCATAATGTGCTAGTAATGCAGCACCGACAGCGTTGCCACCATCGTATGCAATAGGATCAACATATAATTTGATGTCGAACTCCTTCATTATACTATAATTTGCCACACAATTCAAGAAGAATCCACCACTACATGCAATATTCTTTTTACCTGTAAGATCTATGGTCTTCTGTATCATAAACTTTAGATGCTTCTCGGCAGACTTCTGTAAATTATATGCTAGGTCTGCTTCAACATACTTAGTACCAGTATACTTTGTAGTATTACCATAAGGTTTTATATCTGTACTGCATACACTATGCCCATACTCTTCATTGAATAAGTCTACAGGTGTATCGGGATGACCGTAAGCAGACAGACCCATAGTCTTACCTGCTTCTATCTCATCAAACCCACAGTAACGTGAGACTGTTCTAAATGCTTGACCTATACTAACTCTATTACTATAGAAATTATTATCATCCCAGTATGGATCATGCAAATTCTTTGTTTCATCTTCACTCCAGAAAGTAGAGTAATGTCTAAACACTGGTGTTAGATTATCAAATATTGCTTCAGTCTCACAAAATCTAAGTCCATCATGTTCATGAACAGATCCTTTACCATCCATGACAACTACTACAGCATCATCAAATGGAGAATTATATAATGCATTAGCAGCATGACACTCATGATGCTTCTGCCTGTAGTCTATAATATTATTACACCCCTTACTCTTTACAATATTGACAAGTTTATTCTTAGCAATCGTCCTCTCTAAGTATACTTGTGGATTGTATCTAGTAAAACAATCGCATATGGTAACAGCATCAACGGTACTGTCAACATACCTATCTGCAAGAGTCTTCGCACTAATATCTCTTTTGATTCCTGTGACACGTTCCTCTTCCAAATAAAATTCAAGTTCACCATCCTGTATGATGGCAATAGAACCATACTTTGCTAAGTTTATACCTACAATTCTTTTACCCATCCAAGTGCCTCACTAACAGCAGGGAACTGCTCAACAAATACATCTCTTACTGCTTCAGCAATAACCATATGTTCTTTCTGTGTACCATGTGCTGATCGTAGGTTGATATAATGTACCCAAGACCTACATGATCCTGTCATGTATATCCTAGTAGGAGTAGCAAGAGGTAATACCATACGAGCACACTCTTTTGCTACACCAGACTCTACCATCTGATTATATAATGACTGAGCAGAACTAAACAAAGTCTTAGTCTGTTTGTTCAACTTCTCAATGATATCTGGATCTAAATCATCAATACTATTCTGTCTATTCTTTGTGTCCTGTCTACGATACTCAGGTATAGGTATAGTAACATCACTATCCTTCAAGAGATTAGTGTCAGCATATCTCTGACTAAACTCTTGGAAAGTAAATGATCTATGACGTAAGATCTGTGCTGCAATAGCACGAGTAGTCTCAATCTCTACTGTCATAGTAGACTGCTCAAACACAGACCAGTGGTTGTGCTTGATACAATACTTCAGCAGTCCAGAATACTTTTCGTTCTCCTGATTGTTAGGGTTAGATACTCTGGCAATATATGCCATCATCTTCTCTGCATCGGGAGTAATGCTTACAAGTTTTACTGTCATGGTCCTTCGTAAGTCTCGTCGTAATCAATTTCAGTTGGATCTATATCATCGTATCTATACGACTCAACATCTGAGTAAACTTCTGCTTTGAGTGCAGATAATAACATCTCTAAGTCAGAGACTATGATCTTTAGTTTATCTTTATCCATGAGAATATTATAACATAAAAAAAGGAGGGGATCAACCCTCCTTTGAACTTATTCAGTTAGATTTAAGCAGCAGTGAGTTCTTTTTCAAACTTAACACCACGGTAGGTTTCTTGAACCTTCTGTGATCTTACTTGCTTGCTGTCGTTGGTGTCATACTGGACACCACGATAAGTGACTTTTGCCATTGGCTGTACCTAAAGGTAGGGTGGATAAGACCCCGTTCCTTCAGTCGGCTTTTGCGTCCCGATAGGGATGAACGATTCCGTTCCGAGTCGGCTTACTTGCGACCTCTTCTGAGGTTGAACGATTGTGTTAATACTAACACAGTTATATTATATAGTCAAGTAGAAATGTATTGACTGATACAATTCTTTACCTATCTCTCCAAACTATATCTGGATAAGCTTGTTCTACAACACTGCGTGTAATTTTATACTTAGACTGTAAGTCTCCATCCTTTACTAGATTTAAAATCTCTGCTTCGTCTGCATGTAAAGATTCGAGAAGTTGTATCAACATATTCTCTCGTCTCATATTAGAGAGTCTATCATTGCCACCCTTGACAAAATTGTATAGAGTTCTGTGCTCATGTATGAGTCTTGTATGACCTGCTGTACCTGCAGGTGCATCATTTACTTTGTATGGAACTGCACCTTCTGGTACTGCACTTTCAATACCTTTATCGAAGTTCCATATCAATAGTGCTTTCACATCATCCCTTATATGTTCCTGTAAAATTTCTACTTTTCTTTTTACAGTCTTAGCACCATGCACTGCTCTAAAAAGTTCAGAAACCAAAGGGTTGTTTGGTAGTTTTGCCATAATTAGTCGTCATCATCGTAAGTTGTATTACCCTCAAATCTAAATGCAATAAGTTCATCGGGTAATGGGTTTCCATTCTCATCATACATTTCTGGATGAGAATACTGAGGAGTTATGTCATTTATATATGCTCGAAAAAGATATCCAGCAATGAGACCTACACTTAATGTAAGTATACCAACCATAACTGATAAAGCAATGATCGCCTGTTCCATGATTCCTCGGTGAGATTTTTCAGTTGAAGTAGGTTTAAATTTCCTCCTCATTAGAAGCTCTGCTCCTTTATTTATGTGGTCTAAATCAACTTCTTCTTCTGAAGATACTGTAGTGTTTCTTTGCATCCACCTATGTGTTGTGTGTCAATTTGAACTTGAGGAAAGGTAGCACCTTGCCCAAACTCTTTATAGAATTGTTCCTGAGTAAAATGTTTACCATACTTGTACTCAACATAATCTATATCAGTAGCAGCAAAGAGTTGCTTGACTCTTTCACACCACTGACAGTTATCCTTTGAGTATAAAACAGATTTCATAGTAGTTTAGTTATGTTACCTGCAACAACAATTCTTTCGTTTGTTGTTGTGATTGGATCAACTCCATGGAGAGACCATGAAGGAAAGAATATAAGTTTACCAGACCTTTGCTCTTTTGGGTAGACTTTTGTATCTCCTATTTGAAAATACAAACAATCTTGATCATCAGGTACATTGACAAAATGAATCCAAGAGCATATCTCCTTAGATATGTAGTGATTATGAGGAGCATTCATTGAACCCTTCTCCTTCAGATATATTTGAGCCCAAATATGATTATAAGATAGGATACTACCTTCCATTGGATAACCTTGTTCTCTCAAACACTTTGCAAGGAACGAAGAATACATCGTGACAATTCTTTTGTCATCAAACTTTTCAGTTTTGTACCTTGCGGTTGACATTGGATGAGTATGGTATCCAGTGTAGTACGATCCAGTACCAGGTCTCAAAAACCTATCTTGTTTATAGGTATTGATAATGTACTGAGTGTCATCGTATGATAACTTATAATCACATGAATGATATATCATTTCATCTGTATAACGGAGACACGTTTGGTATTTCTATTATAACAGGTGTTTCTATTACATTGTTTAGTGTGTCAGCCATTTGTCTAAACCCTGTACCGACATACCATTGTCCAGTGCATACTGCTACAGCACACAGACCCCAGAAGTAATAATAGAATCTACTTTTGTTTTGCCTTGGTTTCATCCTCTTTGATACGTTTCTTCACCATCTTAGCATACTTTATCTCATCTGTCGTGTACCATTCGGGATGTTTCTTTGCTCTCTTTAATAATTTCTTTGCAGCTTTCTTATCCTTCAACATAACATTTCACACAGCAAGGTATTTATACTCATCAAAAAAGACCTCTTTCGAGATCTTTTTATAGTTGTTTTTTAATTGTTTTTTACCCTGTTAGAATCGATCTACACGCTCGCTCACCATTTGGTTCGTTTTCTAGATCGCATAAACACTCAATGTATTCGGTCATTTGGTTCGGTTCATTGAGTTCTCTGTCAGTTATTTCCCAATAAGCCAGTTGATTTTGCGAGATAAGATTGTGCATTACACATCTCCGTAGTAGAACTGTTGGACACCCATAACAAAAAGTTTTGGGATCATATTCGTCTCCAATTCTATCATTATTTAGTCAGAACATCAACACAAATGAACCATCTAGTAACAAAAATAAATGCCTAGTCACATAAAAGATTTCTGTTCTCCAACTCTACTAATATCGCTAGTGATGCAGTGAAGACCACCATCCCAAAAGTATCTGTGTCTAAAGTTTACTATGTGTGGAGTAACATTATGTCTTTCAAATGCATCAAAAACTTTCTTATTATACCCATTACATACTACATTATTCTCATCTATCACAAGCATGTTGACATCAAACACAGTCTCCTCAACATATGTAACCCAATGACTCATCCATTTATCAACAAACTCTACTAGGTCATCATTATCTTCCTCACCTTTCACAAACCATCTACCCTGATTCTTTTCTTTCATTTTTAAAAACCCATCCATCTTCTTCCAACCCTCATCCTCTACAGATACAATTTCCCAATCAGGAAAGGTATCTTTATAATTTTCTTCAGACCTCAAAGCAATACATAATCCTGGTTTGATAGGACATAATGATCCATCACCATGACCAGGTATATCTAATGTATGTACTCTATAATCTGGAAATAATTTTTTATACTTCTCTTTGAATCGTACCTCATTGAGTTTGTTTAGTACGTTGACATGATTGAAATATAAATCCTTACCCAATCTTATCATACTAGCAGTGTTTATATACTGATCATACACAACAGGAATGTTATTCTTATTCATCCATTCTCTTATAGATTTGAATTGATAGAATTTTTTATTGTCAGGAAACTTATTTGTATCTCCTATGGTCTGTGTTTCTGATGCATATATTAGTTTTGATATCTCATCTACATCTAAACCCATTAGCCAACCATTAGTATGACTATGAATATTTTTAACCTTCTTCAATCTTTGTTTCATTAATGCCATAGTAGAACTAATAGGTCTACCTGGTCTCATAATATCTTCAATATATTTTGCTAGTATTTTCTCATTAGTATTATTTTTATTCATAATATCATCACTCATCATACGATAATAGATGAGTCTTACATCAATATTACTTCCATAATTTTCCGACGGCATGTAAAATGTGTCGCCAACCATCGCAGTAAAATCTCTTGGACACATAGGTGGTGCAGATGGTTTTCCACCCTCGTCAAGTATTCTTATACTATGATCATCAGGATCATCTGATACATCAGTTCGTAGAATCTCTACATCAAATTCTTGTAGTTTAGATATAAGTTTTTGATAATCTTCTTCTGTCTCTATGGCGATTCGTTCCATGACAGATCGAACCTTTGGATTTTTTATTATACTATAAAATTTTGGTGGATATGATCTACCCACCGCACATACTCTAAGAGGATCCCAATGTTGATGTACTGTATGTTTCAATCCAATGAACCTAGATCATTATGTTTAGATGGTTTATGATTTGCCATACCAGTATGATTACCATCGTCAGGTAACTTACCAGTCTTCAAATACTCAATGGTATCTATACATCCACGTAAGTAATTGAGTTGTTTATCTAATTCAATCCATTGGAGATGAGCATCAACAATTTTTGTTTGAGATAATTCTAATTGAGCAGTTCTCTTAGTAAAACGTACTAATAATTGATCGTAATCTTCTGTTGGTTTTTTAGACTTTAGCATAAAAAAGGAGGTCGTTAGACCTCCTTATTATATCAGATTGTATTGATTATATCAACCAACAGCAGGTGCAATGAGTGCAACTTCAGATGTCTCAGCAGATGCTAAGTCAAGTGGAAAGTTGTGAGCATTACGCTCGTGCATTACTTCCATACCAAGGTTTGCTCTGTTAAGCACGTCACCCCAAGTAGGAACAACCTTACCAGATGCATCAACAACCGACTGGTTGAAGTTGAATCCATTCAAGTTGAATGCCATTGTACAGATACCCATAGAGGTTAACCATACACATACTACAGGGAACGAAGCAAGGAAGAAGTGAAGACTGCGACTATTATTAAAGCTAGCATACTGGAAGATAAGTCTACCAAAGTATCCATGTGCTGCAACAATGTTATATGTCTCTTCTTCTTGTCCGAATTTGTATCCATAGTTCTGAGAATCTAAACCAGTTGTTTCTCTGATTAGAGATGATGTAACTAGTGAACCGTGCATAGCAGAGAATAATGCTCCACCAAACATACCTGCTACTCCTGCCATGTGGAAAGGATGCATTAGAATGTTATGTTCTGCTTGGAATACGAACATGAAGTTGAACGTACCTGATATACCTAAAGGCATACCATCAGAGAAAGATCCCTGACCGAAAGGATACACTAAGAATACAGCAAATGCTGCTGACACTGGTGCAGAATATGCAACACAGATCCAAGGTCTCATACCTAAACGGTATGAAAGTTCCCACTGTCTACCCATATAGGCAGAGATTCCAATAAGGAAGTGGAAGATAACCAACTGATATGGACCACCATTATACAACCACTCATCTAGAGTAGCTGCTTCCCAGATAGGATAGAAGTGTAAACCAATAGCGTTTGATGATGGAACTACAGCACCAGAAATGATGTTGTTACCATATAAGAATGAACCAGCAACTGGCTCACGGATTCCGTCGATATCGACAGGAGGTGCTGCGATGAATGCTATGATAAAGCATGTAGTAGCAGCTAATAGACATGGGATCATTAAGACACCAAACCAACCAACATAGATTCTGTTGTTTGTTGATGTTACCCAGTCACAGAACTCAGACCATCCAGATAGGAGACCTTGTTCTTGTTTTTGAAGAGTTGTCATGAGGACAATAAGATTTTTATAGGGCTCAAAGGGTAAGAGCGATATAATATTTCCACTAATCCCTTCACTAGTGGATAAAAAGACTAATTATAACCCCCGTTAAGTCTTGGTAAGGGGTAAAATGTGAGCAAATGCCCACCGATTTATTTAGTATAACAAAACTTTACAATTCTGTCAAGGGTAACTGTGGATTTACTACGTTCGCCTCTATCCATCCAGTATGATCAAACCTTTTGTATAATTTAGGATGTAGTTTTGTAATAGGTCTTACATATTCTATAAGTTCATCACCTTTCTTTTGAATCTCTTCTAAAGTAAGTCCTGCAAAACTACCTGCTTGAGGATGAATCTTTTTCCTATACTTCTTACCTCCACTACCAAATAGGACACCAACACTACCAGGTGTTTTATCATTTCCACCTAACCAACCATCCTCAAGAACATTATATGTCATTCCAGTTAGTTGTCTTGATAAGTCAAAAGATAATTGATCTCTATTTGGTCCTATCAATGAGTACTTCCACCATAGATCATGAAACTCAAATAGATCCTCAGTTATTACTCTCCAAATACTACCAAGCACAGGACTATCATAGAGTCTAAATTTATAACCAAGTTCACTCATTAGTTTAGTCATTGTAACTTGATCATCCCATGTATTCATGTTACCAAGATACCCTTCTAATATTTCATCATAGAAAGTAAATCTTTTTGTATGTCTTATTATAGTAAAAGGATACGAATCCAATAGAGTTTTTGTTGACTCTGCATACTGCCTAGTCATAATATAACAACCATCTATCCATGCCACCTTTGATCCAACTGGAAACAACTTATGTGGATTGATCTTTGGGTATGCAGAAAGTCTTCGTGGACACTCATGCTCTATAGGAATATCTCTAAACTCCCAAGGTTCTTTATGTTCTATACTACCATCAGTAAAACAAACATATCTTATATCAGGATCATA